CTAGATAATTTATTTAACACTATTAAAGAAAGAAATGTTGTCATTTCTGGAATTGTAAATTGCGCTGGAGCATACTGGCCTTCACCAGCTTACGGAGAAATTTTTCCACAAGTTGAGCAAATGATGAATGTTAATGTTATGGGCCCATACAATGTAATATCTAAATTTCTTACTCTTGTAGATCCAAACAAGCATACACCTATAATAAATATATCAAGTTTAGCAGCTCACCAAGTAAACACAGAATCGATGTACTCAGCCTCTAAAGCAGCCCTAGAAACATATACGAGATCTTTAGCAAAGCAGGTTTGCGGCACTAAGATTAGACCAAACTGCATAGCCCCAGGACCACTAAGAACTAGATTCACAAAATTTATGCCAGAAGTTTATTTTCAAACTTTATTGCTTGGTCAGCTTATTCCTAAAGAGTATACAGTTACCGATATAGCAAATTTAGTAGAGTTACTTTTTGACGAAAAGTCTTCTAGTCTATCTGGACAAGTTTTTAATGTAGGAGGCTACTAAAAATCTTGATGGTACAATTTAATTATGTCATATAACCTTAGAGTTTTATCAGACAACCCGTTGGCCTTTTGGCCAAGCGGAACAAATGATATTTCTGGATTTGATAACCAAGTATCAATTGTTGGATCAGTTGATAACACAAATTTACCATTAGTTATTGGTGCAGAAAACTCTTCTAAGCTTTCTGGAAACTCCGCTATCACATATACAGATATAGATGGAATTGCGTCTAAAAATTTTTCCGATGATCATTTTTCTATAGAGTGCTGGGTTAGAGTAAATACAAATTCTTATTCAGAGATACCAATTGTTGGAGACCCTTCTAGCGATATAGGAATCTTTTATAAAAAAGGAAATATAGTATTTTCAATAGGCACAGAGTCAATAGAATACACCGTTCCTTTTTTAAAGAAATCTTTATATTTGGTTGCGGTATACGATAAAAATAAAATTTTAATGTATGTAGATGGAAAGTTAGAAGCAGAAAAAGATTTGTCTGGTTTTTCTTTTTCAAATGAATCTATCGCAATGAAGTCTGGGCCAGTAAATAATAGCTTGGACTACATGCTTTTAAATTGTGTATCTTTTTATAGAAACGCTTTGACTAAAGATCAAATTTTATTGCACTATCTAGAAAATAAATCTTTAAGCCCTACTCAGATAGTTTATCCAGACCAAGGTAACTTTTTCGAACTCACAGATAAATCAATTACCACTAAATATTCTTATTCATATCCAGCAAACAAATCCTGGCAGTATTTTATTAATGACAATAATTTGTATTATAATTCTCAAAAAGAATTTATTGGAGTAGTAAAAGGAAACGGGGATGCCCAGTCTATTGTGATTGAAGATTTTATTACAATACCAAGCGGACCAGAAATGAATTCGTCAAGAATTGAATGGGATGGAGATAACGGAGTTTCTGTTTCAGTAAGCGTAAATGGTCAAGACTATGAGGCATGTATTAATGGCCAACCTATTCCACAATATTCGTTAAGCTCTTTTAGTCAAACAAGAAATTTATATATTAAGGTTTATTTTACAACAACAGACGATAGCGTATACTTGCCATCCTTAAAATTTTTATCCATAAGCTTCTATAACAATCAAAAAATTTATTCAAAAAATTCCTCTAATTATATAGCCAGCCAGCAAGATACTCCTGTAAGCAATAACAAATATGAAATTCTCTCTACAGACAATAGAAATGGAATTAGTTTAAAAAATCTTTCATCTTTTTATATAAACACTACAACTCCAACAAAATCTATAGAGTTTTTTTACACACCATATTCTATTCAAAATGGAGGGCTGGTTACGTCTGTAGCCACAAGCGGGTACAGTGCAAGTAGCTTTACTTGGTCAAGTAATACAATATCTAAAAGCAATATATCCAAGATATACATAAACGGAGTAGATAAGACACCTGAAACAAATATAAATAACTTATTTTCAAAAAATTCCCTTCATCATGTTGTTATTGTTTTTACAAACAGCATCTATGGAGAAATTTCTATTAATAAATCTAGCGTTTTGGGAGGGGAAAGCCTATACCAGAATATGGCTATTTACGAATCAGCCCTAAGTCCCGAAAAGGTTCAGGACCATTTTAATAAATATATATCTTCCCAGGGTACAATTATTGAAGATCAGCTAGCAAAAATGTCAGAGTTGTCGGTTGATTATTTTAATTCTGACTGGATAGTGGTACAAAATATTTAAATATCTTTAGGATATGGCAAAAATCTGGACTTTGTTTTGAAATAATGGTAAACTTAGGGAACAATGGATATAAAAAACTTTAAACAAACGTCTGTAGAAGAAACAACTCTAGGCATATATGTCTGGGAGATGCCCGATGGCAGATGGGTTGGAGACGATGACGGTAATTATCTTTCAATAACCTCATTAAAAGGAAATAGATCAAGAATTGATGCCCTTGCAAGAGAAGCCAGATCCTACGGAATTTATGAGGGTAACCCTTTATTTTTATCCAATAGAAGAAAAATTGATGACGAAGAATTCGAACACCAGAAGCAAAGATTAGAGTGGGGCCTAGTTCCAGACGCCTTGGATGTTGGAAACTATAAAGATGAGATGAAAGCATTAAGACAGGGAAATAATAAATGATAGAGTTTTTAACGGAAGACAATAGTTTTGTTCAAAACATAGACATTTCAGATTCTTCTGACTTTTCTAGATTTCATAGCAAAGCTCCCGTGACCGATAGTGATCCGTTTAATATAACAGAATCAGAATTAAAAAAAGTACAAGGTCTTGGAAATAATTTTCGTAGAAAAATGTCTAGAGAGTTATCAAAAAGATTTGTTGGTCAAGAAGGCACAGCCACGCAACAAAATCTTATGCAACAAGCCGTCACTGGCTATGCAATGTTTGATCTTGTTGAACCAACATACAACATGGAATACCTTTCTAAAATTTATGAGATATCTCCTTACAACTACGCAGCAATTAATGCAAAGGTTGCCAATATTGTTGGTCTTGGATATAGCTTTATTGAAACAAAAAAAGCCAATGATGCGCTAGATAATATTGAAGATCAAAAACAATTAGAGCGAGCTAGAAAAAAACTAAATAAACTTCGACAAGATTTAGATGCCTGGCTAGAAGAAACAAATGAAGAGGAAACTTTTACTGAAACTTTAATAAAGGCCTATATTGACTTAGAAGCAACTGGAAATGGATTTATTGAAATAGGAAGAACAGTTGCAGGAAATATTGGTTACATAGGTCACATCCCAGCAAAAACTATGCGTGTGCGTAGACTAAGAGATGGATTTATTCAGCTTCTTTATGGCAAAGCCGTATTCTTTAGAAATTTTGGAGATTTAAAAACACCAAATCCAATTGCAGATGGATCAGATAGGCCAAATGAAATTATTCATTTAAAGAAATATACACCAATGAATAATTATTACGGATTGCCAGATATTGTTTCTGCACAAAATGCAACTGCAGGAAATGAGTTTGCTGGTAAATATAATTTAGATTATTTTGAAAACAAAGCTGTACCTCGATATATTATTACAGTAAAGGGCGCCAAGCTTTCTCCAGAGTCAGAGCGAAAGTTACTTGAATTTTTTCAGGTTGGATTAAAGGGAAAAAATCACAGGTCCCTGTACGTACCTCTGCCAGCAGATAGCCCAGACTCAAAGGTTGAATTTAAAATGGAGCCAATTGAGGCTGGCACCCAAGAGTCATCATTTAATGTGTATCGTAAATCAAATAGAGACGAAATTCTTTTAGCGCATAGAGTGCCAATAAATAAAATAGGAGTTCCAGAAGGAATAAGTTTAGCCTCTGCAAGAGATGCTGACAAAATGTTTAAAGAGCAGGTGTGTAGGCCAGCGCAAGATATTCTAGAGAAAAAATTAAATAGAATTATATTAGAAAAAACAGATGCAGTAATGCTCAAATTTAATGAATTGACTTTAACAGACGAGGACACTCAGTCTAAAATTGACGAAAGATATTTGAGAATGCAGGTAATTACTCCTAACGAAGTTAGAATTAGAAAGGGAATGATTCCTAGAGATGGCGGGGATCAGGTTGTCGATTTAAAGGCTCAGGAAAAATCTGAGCAAACTGCACAAGCCCTAAATTCTAGAAAAAGAACTCAGGAAAGATCTGCCAATTCACCAGATAATTCTGGGGAGGGCAGAAATGAAAAAGGTGGGGGAAGAGTCACCGAATAATTATTAGGCAACCAGTATTTGCCTTATATACAATACCGTTATAAAATTAGGCATATGAATATTGAAAAATCCTACTGGTCCAGCAATGGAGACAGCATAAGTCTATCGGTTCCTTTTACAAAAGTTGACCGAGAAAAAAGAACCGTATCTGGATTCGCTACTCTAGACAACGTTGATCAAACAGGAGACGTAGTTACAGCAGAAGCAAGCATGAGAGCTTTTGAGCGGTTCCGAGGAAACATTAGAGAAATGCACGGCGCTAACGCTGTAGGCAAGATGGTTTCTTTTAAGCCAGAAACATTTTATGATCCAAAGTCAAATGATTTTTACAGCGGAGTATATGTAGATGCATACATTTCAAAAGGTGCACAAGATACATGGGAAAAAATTCTAGACGGAACACTTGCAGGTTTTTCAATTGGCGGAAAGATTAAAGAGTCTGACAATCAAGTAAACAAAGCAACTGGACAAACAGTTAGATTTATTAAAGAATATGCTTTAATGGAACTGTCTGTAGTAGATTCTCCAGCAAATGAATTATGTAATATTTTGTCTATTGAAAAAATGAACGGACAATTAATTTTTAAAGGAATTTCTACAAACTTAAAAACAGAAAATATTTTTTATTGTGAAGACAGTGACTCTGTATTTATGTCAACAGATGCTGAATTCAATTCGCCAATAACTGGAAAACAAGCAAGCTTAATTGGCTGGGTAGAAAGCGATGACATAAACAAAGCAAAAGAAATAGAAAAGATTCTTGCTTCATTTAAGAAGTCAAGATTAACGTTGCCTGAAACACAAACAATCGCAAAACAGGCAAACGCACAAGGAGGTAATGAAGTGTCAGAAAACACAGAAACCGCAGTAGTTGAAGAAACTGCAGCAGTAGAAGTAGAAGTTGTTGCAGAAGCGACAATTGAAAAAGCTGTTACAGAAGATGTAATAGTAGATGCTTCTGCCGAAATCGTTGAAAAAGCAACAGACGTCTCTGATGAGATTGTTGTTGAAAAACCTGATTTTGCAAAAATGTTAGGTGATTTAAAAGGCTTTTTCTCAGAAACTCTAAACAAAGCTTCAGAAGAAAACGCAGCACAAGTTACAACTATTAAAGATACAGTTGAGAATTTAAGCAAAAGCGTACAAAGCAAAATTACAGAGTTGGCAGAACAACACTCAGAGCTCAGCAAAACTGTTGAGAACATCAAAAACACGATTGATGGAGTAGAAAAGCGTGTCGATGCAGTAGAATCAGAGACTGCAATTAAAAAGTCCTCAGACCTTGGCGGGTCTAGGGAAGTAAAAGTCCAAAAATCAAAATGGAACGGTTCTTTCCTCGGTTCCGTAAACGAACTAATAAAGTAAGAAATAAGGAGATATACAAATGAGCAATGAAACATTAGAAAAGACAATCGCAGCTGGTACAACAGCAACAAGTACTTTTGCTTCCACATCTGGTGGAACAGGTACACACGCTGGTTCCGAAAACGGAAACGGTGGTTTGCTTAACCCAGAACAGTCAGCTCGCTTCTTAGACTATATGTTCGATGCAACCGTAATTGGAAAAGTCGCACGTACCGTTCGAATGAGAGCAGACACTGCAGAAATTGACCGCATGTCAGTAGGCGAAAAGCTTATGAAACTTGCAACAGAAGGAGATGACACTGCTTCAAACGCAGCAGTTACTTTCTCAAAAATTTCTTTAACAACAAAGAAATTGCGTCTAGACTGGGAGCTTTCAACTGAGTCTCTAGAAGACAACATTGAAGGTGCAGATCTAGAAGATCACATCGCACGATTGATGGCAACACAAGCAGGAAACGACATTGAGGATGTAATCCTTAATGGTGTCGGCAGCGGATCAGATCCTCTGTACAAGGCATTCCAAGGAGTTGTAGCTAAAGCTAAGGCCAATGGTCGAGTTGTAGCTGGAGCTGGAGCTGGAGTTTCTCGTGAACTATTTAACAAGGCATTGAAAGCAATGCCACGTAAATACATGCAACGTCGTGGAGACCTTCGCTTCTTAGCAGGATCAAACCTAATTCAGGACTTCCTATATGCTAACAGCATTGGTACAAACCAGACAATCCCACAAGATATCGCATCAAGCGTTATCCGTGGTGCAACACCAGGACTTGGTGGAGCAGCAGGATATGTAGCACCTTTCGCATTTGGTATTCCAATTGTTGAAGTACCACTTCTTCCTGAGACACAAACAGGTTCATATTCAAGCCCATCAGGTTCACACGGAGATATCCACTTGACATTCCCAAATAACGTAGTTATTGGTATCAAGCGTGATGTAACTGTTTACCGATTCTTCTGGCCTCGTAAGGACTCCATTGAGTACACAATGTATACTCGAGTTGGCGTTCAAATCGAACAACCAGATGCTTGGGTAGTTGTAAAAGATGTTAAGGTTGCTTCTTAATTAAGAAATAATCAATTTATCTAGTGAAAGGCCTCCAAATTAATTTGGGGGCTTTTCATTTGAATTTACTAGTGATATAATTAAACAACCTAACCAAAAGGAGAACACATGTCATTCGAGACATTGAAATTATCTGAATTAAAGCAGGCAGCCGAAGATTTCGGCGTAGATGCAAGTGATTTAAAAGGAAAAGCTGACATTATTGCAGCGCTAACAGAAGACGGGGTAACCTGGGAAGTGTATAGCAAAGCAATTAAAGATGTTGAAGACGCTAAAGAGGAAATTGAAGTATTGCCAAGATTTGATTTAAATCAGGAAATGGATCCAAATTCTTTATTAGTCAAGATGGAAAGAGACAACTATAGGTACGATGCTTTAGGATTTACTTTTACTAAAGAACACCCATTTGTTGCAATGTCTTCAGAAGCTGCTCAAGAAATTTTTGATAAGGAGGAAGGTTTTAGATTAGCGACTCCAAGGGAAGTTCAAGACTTCTACAGTTAATTTAACCTTTTAAAATGGCAGAGATTTATGTAAATAGCAGTACTCCAATAAAAAGCAAAATCTATTGGGAGTCCGAACTAGTTAACCCAGACACTGTTACAGTAAAAGTTTACGACGTCACACAGGATCCTTCTATAGTCCCTGCCATTTCCCCAACTACAATTTTAACAACGCTTACTGCTACTACCGTAGAAACAGATTCTGGATCATACCAAGTAATACTGCCTTTTACTTATACTAATAGGAATAGAAGTTTTAAACTAGTTTGGTCATATTCAATTTCTGGA